TGGGGGGGGAGGGGGTGGCGCTTCGTTGAGCCATGCCCTGGGGGTGATGAATACCGAAAAACAGAATTTTGGGCAAAGGGGCCATGACGATTTATGCAAACGCACAGCGAAAAAGAAACCGGGCGCCTCGACGCAGGCGCGGACTACAAAGAAAAAGAAGGGGGGCTCCGAGTGTTGACGAGGCAAGGAGTCAATAAGGTGGCAGACATGCTTCGGGCTCGTCGCCAGAAAGCGCAGGAGCCCGTTGAATCTGCGGAGGGTGTCGAGATAGCCCCTGCTGAAAAAAAAGAAGAGGGGGGCGCCGTGGAGCCCGCGGGGCCCATCATGGCGATGGCGGCGCGGTCGCGCAATCTGCCGAACCGCCGCCGCTTGGCCTGCTTGGTCAACGGCACGGAGTCCTTCGTTCTGGTCCGCGACACCGGCTATTACCGGCAGGGCGAGCAGTTTGAGGTCCGTCTTAACGAGAACGGCGACTACGAGGCCGCCATCCACCGCAACCAACCCCGCTACCGGTGAAAACGCAATTTCCCACATGCTGCCTGTGTCCCCGCACGGCGTCCTTTGACACCGACATGGGGCCACTTTGCTCCGGATGCTTCTACGAGACGCAGAAGATCATGGTCTTCCTGCTGACCCGCTTTGGGTGGCGTCCGATGGACAAAGACGAAAGGAGGGATCATGAGCGCAAACACCAACACTGACACTGGCACCGGCGCCGTCGTGATGACCTACACCGTGCCACCGGCGACCCGCCGCAAAGCCCTAGACATCCACCGCGAGAACGACGGCAGCCGTCAGCTCGTCGGCTATCCCGGCTGGAAAACCATCATCGAACGCCTAGCTACCCGCCGACCATGAAGAAAATGAACGGCCACGTCCTTGAGATCGAGCCCGGCACCTGTGGCGAAGGCCGCATCAACAATGCCGAGTTCAACGCCGCGCTCAACGCCTGGGCCCGCCGCCGCGGCATCGACTGGGGCAGCCCCTTCCGCAAGCCCTTTGACCTTACCAATCGCAACAAAAATGAAAAAACGCACCATCCCAAACCTTAACCCCGGAGGCCGCCGCCATGGCCGGTGACTGGATAAAAATGCGCACAAACCTTGGCGGTGATCCGGCCGTCAAAAGCGTGGCGCGAGAAACCCGCGAGACCGCCTTTGCGGTGGTTGGTCGCCTGCATGCCTTTTGGTCATGGGCGGACCAGCATACCGACGACGGCGAGCTGCCCTTTACCACCTTGGCCGACATCGACGACCTCGTGGAAAAGCGCGGCTTTGCCGCACAAATGCTGCGCGTCGGCTGGCTGATTCAAGTCGAAGACGGCGCGGGCGTTTGCATCCCGCATTGGGAAAGACACAACGGAAGATCCGCGAAAAAACGGTGCCTCGACAGTGAAGCGCAACGCCGCAAACGAGAAACCGACCATGACAATCCCCGAAAAATGTCAGAAAGCGTTTCTGACAAAAAGCGACAAAACCCTGACCAGAGAAGAGAAGAGAAGAGTAATACCCCTATAGTCCCCGCAAGCGGGGACGAGACCGGCGAGGAAAAGGGCATGGATCAACCCGCCGAAAACCCGCACCTCGACCGCGCCCGGGCCATCTTCCGCATGCGCCCGACCACCCCGCTTGACCGCGCTCAGGCTCGGGCATGGAAAGTCGCCGCGCCGACGATCACCGCGACCTTCAGCCCGACCGATTGGGCCACCCTCGAAGCCTACTACGCCGCCGAGATCCCGGCCCGCGACGACATCCGCCGCCGCGATCTGGCGACATTGCTGAACAACTGGTCCGGCGAACTGACCCGCGCCCGCCGCTGGGCGGAGCAAGTCGGATTCACCCCACCGGATTTGTCGCAAAAAAATGAAAAAGGGGCCCCGCCCGACGATCTTTGGCGGGAGGTATTGTCCGCGCTCTACCCGGAAGCCGACCCTGCCGTTTATTCCGCCTGGGCCCAAGTGCCCGACAGTCTGCAGGGCGAAATCCTGCAAGCCATCGCCCTTGCCGAGAAGGAGGCCGCATGAGTGCCGCCATCGCCTATTTTGCCCTGTTCGCAATCATCGCCTTCATCCTTGCCGTGATGTTCGACGACAACGACCCACGCTTCCCATGAACCCCTTTGCCCTTGACCCATGGTGCCGCGGGAGATCCGCGGACAGGCCGTGCGTTCCACGCCTCATGAAACAGGTCGGGGCAACCCTTTTACACCCATGAGCACTACATCCGCCACCTACACCGTCGGCCGCAGCGAAGGCGTCGTTTATCCGCCCGGCTTTCCCTACGCGCCCACCGTTCCGCAACTCGCCGAACTCTACGACCAGCAAGCCCGCCGCGTTGCCGCGCTCGAAGAACAAGTCCGTCAGAGCGACCGCGACATTGCCGCGCTCCTCGACTGGCTGGCCAGCATCCGCCACGCCGTCGGCGACCCCGACGCCCGCCTCATGCTGCCCGAACTCGCGGCCCGCTGCGCCGAACTTTTCCATCAATCCCAAACCGCAAACAAAAAATGATCCCGACCCGTCCCAAAACCTGGTGGCTGTGCTTTAACCCTTACCAAGAAGGCAGGAAGCCAGCCGTCCGCCACGAAACCCTTGCCGAAGCCCAAGCCGAAGCCGCCCGCCTTTGCGCCAAGATGGGCCGCAAAATCCACGTGCTCGAACTTGTCGGCACCATGCACCCGCCCGTTGAACCCAAAGGATTCTGGGAGGACCGCCGCCCATGACACCCGACAACGTCCAGACCCCGCTTTGGTCCCACGAGGCCGAGGCCGGCTTCATCAGCTGCATCGTCAACGGCGGAACTCCCGCCCTGGATGCCGCCATCGAGGCCGCGCAAGACCCATGGTTCTTTGCCCCCACGAACGCCACCGCCTGGTCCATCATCAAGACCATGGCCGCCAAGCGCCAGCCGGTCGATCTGCTCACCTTCACCGAAGCGTGGCGTCAATCCGGCGAGCTCGCCAAGCTCGAAGGCGGCGCCGGTTACGTCACTACCGAATACACCCGCCTTGGGGGCACGATTCACCATTGGGCCGACCAGCTCCGCGACTACTGGCGCCGCCGCGAGATCCACCGCATCGGCATGGAACTCATCAACGAATCCCGCAACTTCCAAGCCACCACGGACGACATCCTCGACCATAGCGAAAAAGGACTACTCGACCTCCGCTTGGAGAGCAAACAGACCGGCCTAGTCCACTGTGCGAGCGCCGTGGATGCCGCCGCCCAGCGCATTGAACTTGCGCACAAGAAACGTGGCAAACCCATTGGCGTCGCCACCGGCTTTACCGACTTCGACCGCATGACCGGCGGCCTCAAGCCCGGCCAGCTTGTCATCATCGCCGCCCGTCCCAGCATGGGCAAAAGCGCCTTCGCCACCAACATCGCCGAACACGCCTGCCTCAGCGACGCCGTCCCGACCGCGCTGTTCAGTCTGGAAATGACCGGCGAGGAATTGATGGAACGCGTGCTCTGCACGCAATCCGGTATCAAGCTCCAACGCGTCCGCGACGGCTTCATGAGCAAAGAAGAAATGTCCCGCCTTGGCAACATGGTCGGCGAGATTGCCCAGGCGCCGCTTTACCTCGACGAGACCCCGGCGCTCAGTATCGCCGCCTTCCGCGCCCGCGCCCGCCGCGCCGTCGCCAAGCACGGCGTCAAGCTCCTCATCGTGGACTACCTGCAACTCATGAAAGGCTCCACCAAACGCGCCGCGCAAGACCGGCGCTTGGAGATTGACGAAATCAGCTCCGGCCTCAAAGCCACGGCCAAAGAACTAGGCGTCCCCGTCATCGCGTTAAGCCAGCTCAACCGCGACGCCGAGGAACGCGCCGAACCCAAGCTGTCGCACCTCCGCGAAAGCGGCAGCATCGAACAAGACGCCGACGTGGTGGCGCTGTTGCACCGCCCCGAGCGCGTCACGCACAAGGACGAAGACAAAGGCAAAGCCGTCCTCATCCTGGCCAAGCAGCGCAACGGTCCCGTCGGCAAGATCGAACTTCACTTCGAATCCACCATTACCCGCTTCAAGAACCTCACCGAAAAACTCTACAGCAACCGCTCTGATGAGCGCCAGCAAACCCCCACCACCACTGACGGAGACTACTAAGATGAGCCACCAAGAACGCATCGACAAACTCAACGCCGAACTCAACACCGCCGATAGCTGGGCCCGGCGCTGGCAGATCGAGCGCGAAGCCAACGAGCGCTTTGGGCGCCAAGCCAGCCTAGTGCGATCCGGCGTGCAAAGCCTTCGCGCCGCTGCTGTGCAGCGCTTCACCTACCATCAACACGCCGCCGCCGCCGATTCCCCCGGAGGAAAAGACTCCGCCGAAGTGCATCACCGCTTGGCCCATGTGCACACCGGCCGCGTCCGCGCCCTCGACGATGTCCTCGATCTCCTCGACGAAGTGGACCGGGCAGAATGATTGACCACAACAACTCTATGACAAACACCTACACTCCGAAACCGACCACTTGGACCCTTTTCAAAAATGGAAAGAAAACCAAGCAAGAACAACCCGACTACACCGGCAGCGCGATGATCGAGCTACCCGACGGCACGGCGGTTGAATACCGCCTGAGCGCGTGGAAGCGCAACAGCAAGACCGGCGTGCAATTCATCGGCGGCTTCATCAAGCCCAAAGATGCCCAAAAAT